ATAATTTGCTTACGCAAATCAGTTGGGTCACGATATTTCACGACCCAATTAAGTCCACGTTTGCCAAGCCGATGCTTGTGAGAAAGCCAGTCCGTATTACGTGATGCACTAGCACTAGGCATGTTTAATCCTACTTCCTTGTCTTGAAGCTGCACTTTCGAGCAGTCATCGTGACTAGCAATATAAAGAAAGACGCTAATTACCTGAGCTGGTATTTCAGGGTCATAACTCCTGAACAACTCCATCGCCTTCAGAAGGCGTGCAGTTTGGGCATCTGTAATCGGGCGGAATGGGTCGCTCATTAGATTTAGAGGCTGGACATTGGTATTCTATCAGAAAATTACCAAGGTGGATGGAAAAATCGCAGAATTTGTCGTCGTCATAGCCGACATACAAGTTCTTGCGAGAGAATAACTGCATGCGTTTGTAACATAGTTCACATTTGAGGTTAAGGGTGAGTTAACAACACCGATATAATAGCTATTATTACCTAGTCAAACAACTTATTCGGTATCATCTGCTACCTGTTCTTCCATAAGCTGTAACAACTCTTCACGATGTGGGTGAAAGTTTAATATTGTTACAAGTTGTTCTAATTTTCTAGTAAATGTCTGTTCGTTCATGGATTGTTAAAGTCGAGTGGGTTAGGTAGAAGGTGATATACCCCTTCCATAGTTGCTAAAGTTACGTGTGTATTTTTCTTCTTCATTTCTTTTTTCATTCTTTGCTTCGTGTGATGCTCAGACTTATATGTGTATTCTTCAATCTTGCCTGTGTCCATGTCTTCGACTCTTACGATGCCGAAGTGAGAGCTAGGTAATTGATAACCATAAATCTTCCAATCTTCAAAATCTTCGTAGAGCATCTCAGGAAAATAAGATGCAGGACAGCTACTAATAGCAGCCCAGTTATTGGGATAGTATTTACGCTTCATTTTTTTCTACATTTATAAGGTTGTATCCGTATTGCTCGCAAAATCTCTTTGCGTGCCATGCTGCGTCCTCGTCATTTTGAAATCCAGCATAAGTATGCTGATGAAACATGAGAGAACCCTTGGGCTGATAAGTCAATGTGTGAGTCATTGTGTCCTTGCGTGATGCTTGTGAAGAGCAAAGGGTTTTATGACTGTTTGCTAGTCAGGGTGTGTTTTTTAGGGATAGGATTGTATTGCTAGATATTTTCAGGCACCTTACAGGCGATTCTGAGAGGGCATTTAGTGGCTACATTGGCGTTGATATTCCATATCGTCTATTACTACTCTGCAATCGTGTTCTTCGCACATATCACTGAATGCTTGAGCGTCCTTGCTGAACTCTTGAAGTTTCTCGAATAGTTCACGAGGTGAGTACTTGTACATTGCGTCTTCGCCTAATAGCTCATCGCATACGTTGAGTACAAACCAGTGTTTAAGCATTGGACTATTTATTAGTCCTCCGTCTTCTTCGTAGTCATCGACAGCACGCCTGTAATGGTGCACTTCCATGATGCCGTCCTTGTCTGGGTCGGGTATTGGTCCGAATTGAAAGGTCATTACTTAGTTCTCCTTTTGAGTGCGTTTCTAAGTGTTTTGATCTCGAGGTTCTCAAGGGTTATTTCTCCATCATCTGAAATGATGTGTAAGCAGCTCATGCCTTCGTGGTAGTAAGCGTGTGCGTCCTTGAGGTAGTAGGTGTGTGAAACTTGTGGTTGTAACATGGTGGTTAGTGGTGGTTAATAGGATGGGTCGCCTTGTGGCTCTGGGTAAGTGGGTATGTCCTTGCGTTTAGTCTTTGGTTTTGTTTGCGTCCTTGCGTCCATGCTTGTGATGATTGTGTATGAGTGTGGCGTCCTTGATTGTGAATGATTGTGATTGTGGAAAATTACAAAAGGGAAGAGATCCCAGTCATAGCCTAGGATCTCAGGGTTATTTAATTATATTATTTATCTATAACTTAACTACTATTTACTTTTGATATTCAACTCTGGTTGATGTATAACCAGCCTCTGAATGTATAACTTTATACCCATTACTTATTAAGTTTGCATGGGTCAAGTCGTTGGTATGGCTAGTATCTGTGTGATCATCTTTATAGATAACATACAAATGTTTTTTCATTTAAGCTACCTCCTGTGAATGTACGATAGTGGACAAATTAGCATTTACTTTTTTGGATTGATTACCATGTGCGAGGAATGCTACAACACATTTACGATTAGATTGTTGACATATACCGCATGACTTACAGTCAACATCACGCGTCTCATCTTGGGCAGGACATACAAGAACCCTTGCGCCTGCTGGCGTCCTTGCCGGTACTGGCTTGGTGCTATCGACCACGCACACAGCCGGCACGCCTTGCGCTATCGCGTCGTCTGCCTGTGTCATGCTCTCACATGAGGCGTTGACTGTAAATCCATTGCGGTTACTGTACTTGATAGCCTCGAGGTTGTGCGTATGTAGCTCGTGGTGTGTGTAGGTGTAACCCTTGGCACCACTGGATTTGTTGGCATCAACAAGAGACTTAAGTAAGTCTAACCTGATGTACTCACGTCCTTGAGCCTTGGTATAACCAAGGTCGCCGGCTTGGTTGTGACGCCAGAGTTGACCGCTCTTCAAAGTACTAACGTACTTTGTCAGGTCATCCCAAGTACCACCGCGTAGACCCTTGCTCACTTTTTTCCAGTGCCAAGAGACAGGTCCTGACTTGGCGTAGCATCCTCCGGATTGTAGGTGTGGACACGTTGATGGGCATGATGATTCCTCCGTAGTGGTAACAGGCATTGCACCTGTCTTGGCATTAGCTGATTTTTTTGTGATGTGGACTAGCATAAGTTAGGTGCGAATGTGGACAGAATAACTAGACTACGTAGTAGTTAGTTAAGTGCGTCCTTGCGGAGTTGAACCGCAAGTAAAAACCCAGACGCTAACCTTGCTTTAGCAAGGTAGAGCAGCGTTAGCTGAATAGCTGGCACCCTTGAACTGGTAGCAAAGCTTACCAGTCGCAACAGTGTTACCTCTTAGGTAACCAAGCTCTTGTACTGCAACCTTGGAAAGGTTGTTGTAAACCCAGAACCCTAAGCTCATGTTAGGTTGCATCAACAAGTTGATGATGCTGAGACGGCTAACGTTGGAGTACTTGTACTCATAGCCGTTGACCCTGAAGCGAGTCACTACAGTGCCCTTGATAGGGTCGACCTTGATCGCTTCGACTGCTTCTGATGTACGAGGGTTTGGAATGATGAACATAATAAAAAATTTGTAAAGGATAATTGAGAGGAGTTGTAGTTAAGTTATTTATCTCTCTCACCCTAAAGGGAGAGAGAAATAACTAACGTAAACAACTCACTCTAGTAACCCCAGTCTAGCAAACTCTATCCACTTTCGTTCACTTCTCTTAACATTAGTTAACAATACATAGTATTGTTCTTTTGGTATGGCAACAGATCGCTTGAAACTCAGCTCTCGTTTTAATCGCCTGCTCATGCGTCGCGAATGTTTAGAACGCACGCGATATTGATCATCATTTCGGCTAGGGAGCGAGCGAAGCGAGCGGAGCCCTTGGTATCACTGCATTCTCTGCGGACTATCAATCCGCAGTTCCTGTCCCGCGCGATTCGACCCCCCCTCTGGGGGTGTCCTGCGCCCGTCGACATCTATAAGACTCTTCAGACATTTTTGTCATTTTTTAACGCTAAAAAGCTTAAAAACATACAAACCCAAAACAACCCAGAATGCTATCTCTAATCCGTAATTATTCATCTTCTTCTGGGAAATACCCAATAGTGTATCCACCCTCGCACTCTTCTACAACTGCCTTGTAAACAGGTTCATCATGCTCCAACATATGCTCTAGTTGATACTCATCAATAGCCATATCGACAGTCTGTTCTGCTTTAAGATTTACCCATCGTTGTTCTAACCCCACCAACATCCCAAGTATTAACCAGTTAAGAGGTGGGAAAGGAGTCTTCAGACTCTTATACAGTTCTTTGAAGTGAGATATATGTAACTTATCTTTCATATAGTTAAAGTAGTTAGTGGTAGTAGTTAGAAGTGATATCTTTCATGGATATCCAGCTAACAGTGTTTGTATTAGGTAGGGAGAGTCCACCCTTCTCTCCCTAATAGTTGGTGCTTGGTCTAAACCCAGTTGTTGTATGCTTTTTTACCTGCCTTTCCTCTCGCCTCTCTACGCTGCTCTACATCAAGTCCTAAGACAAGATGATTAGTCATAGCTTGAGGGTCATCTAGGAATTGTTCAAGTACATCATTCCACTCTTCCATCTTCTTTAACTTGATCTGTTCTCTAGCTGAGATAGCTAGTGCATCTATGTAGTATTGGACGCCTTGCGCTAGACAGTCGAGTCTATCGTCGTGTTTAACAGCGTATTTCTGTCTACACATCCGACTCATTTGATAGAACAGCATGTATAGAAGCCTTTCTTCTGGTGGAGCCTCTCTGTTTGAGTTATAGTCCCATTCGACAAGACTACGGTTAACAATAAGCCTATGTTGATTAAGAACAGGCTCGAGAGTATCAATAATACGGTCTTCTTTTCTGACATTAGCTCTTACTTCTTCTATTAGTATTCGTTGTTTAGTTTGTTGTAAGTGTTTCTTAAATAACTCAGCTACGATACCGTCACCGAAGTTAGATTCGATAACCATTGTATTTACGTTGTATTTCTTACACCCTTTGAGTATGTCTAGGAGTGTATTGTCTGAGTATCCATCTCTGTATGCACGCATTTCGTGTACATAAAGGAAACCATTTTTTTGTGATATGTAGCAGGCTGCTGTTTCGTCAGCACCTCTACCTGAAGGGTCAACACTGCATATAGTTTCTTGGTATTCAGTCCATTCACCCTGCATCTGCATAGGTGAGTAGAAGTAATCTCCGGGTAAACCAACTGTAGGTAAGTCTTTAAGACAGTTCCTAGGATCGGAGCACCAAACTACGTTGTCTGGTCCTTCTTTAGGGTTAACACTCGCTATTACAAGGTCAGCCATTTTAAGAGGAAACTTCTCTGCGTCTGACAGACTTGTATCAAGCATGAACTGCAGCATGAAGTTGCTACGTCCCATGGACGCTTCTCTTTCAACTAGATCATCTTCTGTGAATCTGTCGTCAGTAGGAGTCCAAGGCGTTACGCCATTATCAATGTCTTCTTGTAGCTGTGGAGCTATGAGTCCTTCGTAAGGTGTATTGTTTCTTGGGTATCTGGCGGTCCAAACAAACGGTCTGTAATTCCTAGCTGCCAATTTACGATAAATAGTAAAAGTAGTCTGAGGAGTCCCGAGATACATAATACGACTATCGTTTTTCGGCGTAAGGATTGATTCTGCTTCTGTGCAAAGTTGAAGAAGTTTTTCACGCATCAACTCCGTCATACTGTTTCCCGGGACTTCGATGTCGTCTAGGATCATTAGATCCGCTCTGCTTCCCGTTAACTGACCAGTAATACCAACACTCTTCACGGACGGAGCCTGATGAGGTGAACATGCGACGTCGAAGGAAATTCTTGACCATCTCCCGTCGTCGCTCTTTGGTTGTAAGTGATTTAGCCATGGTGTTTCGATAATTAGTTTCTGTAAGAAGATACTCATGTTGTCTGCTCTCTCTTTAGATGCAGAAATTATCATTATTTTCTTTTCCGGGTCATTAAATAGAGTCCAAAGAACAAAAGCACCAGTAATCCAGCTCTTGCCAACTCCCCTAAATGCCTGTATCTGTAGTCGCTTGGGACCACTCTGCAAGTAATCTGCAATTGCATATTGTGCCCTTGTTGGAGAAGGGAGATCAAGCTGGTCCCATAATGCTTGCAGAAACAGCTTGAAATCGCCCTGTAAGGACGTTAAAACGTCTTTCATGTACGAATGTGGATAAATTATGCGAAGTCTTGTTGTAGCTGCTTAAACAGGTCTTTAAACTCAATATTTAAATCAAGGGTACCTACTACTTCATCTGTGTCTATATGAATTATTTCTAACATGTCTTTTGTACCATTCATTTTTACTGCAAATGGTTCACCAGTCAGTCTTTTAATGTGGCGTTCTACTGCACCTTTATATGTGATCCATTTGGTATTGTTCCAGTTGTACACATTAGTTGCATCAGAGTTTTTACGAACTGTATTTACTTTCCAATAGCGACTACTTTGTAGTATGTCGTGTTCTAATACATAACCACCTGTACCAGTTTTACCTTTTCTACCTATTTTAATATTGAGGTCAGCTTTCTCTTTTTTTAAACGAGAAAAGTTAGTTTTATCCTCTGTAGTAGAAAAACCATTGTCAACTATGTTTTTTGTTCTTTTTGCTCCAGCTCTAGCATTAGTAATATTTCTCTGACTTTGTGCTTGAGCTGTTAAAGCTGGTCCACCAGCATATTTATGGTTAGGACCGTTTATTGCAGTTCTTTTTAATCTATAAGTTTCTCCTTGAATTTTTCTAGAAAAACCAAGTTGCTCATATTTTTTATAGATGTCCTCAAACCCAATAAAATTATCTCCGCCTTCTTTGTCTGGAAATTTAGATTTCATTGCTAAACCAAAGTCCTTAAAGTGTTCTTTAGTTCCCGGTTTAAACTCACTATTCCATTTAGTTACTTGATCAAGGCTTTTAACTTCTGTATTTTTTATTTGATTCCACGTATAGATAGGAGAGGTATCTATGCGCTTTTGCCTTTCGGCTTTTACAAAGTTGTCAGAGGGCTTGTAATTAAGGTCAATAACCTTTTCTTCAAAAGTCTCTGTAGTGGTTACGGTTTGCTTTGTCTTCCTTAAATGTGTTTGTGTATATCGAGAAATTGGGCTGCCATTTATTCCGTTCTTTATTCCGTTGCCATTACCGTTCTTTACGCCGTTTTTGACTCCGTTCTTTATTACGTTTTTGACACCATTTTTCCCGTTCTTAAGCGTGTGCTTAAGTACGTTGTCGAGCATTAAAAAAGCCCCCTTGCGGAGGCGGTTATTGTTTACGTGTGGTTACTTATTACTTTTTGTTTAAAAGGAAATCTTTTTTTTTCATATTCTTTAGAATCTTCAATCGTCTGTTTATAAACCCAGATAAACCACCTGATTTAGTAAATTTCTTAAGTTTTGAATCATCTTTTTTAACATCAAATTTCTTATTAAATTGCCTATCGTTTAACTTCTTGTATGTCTTTTGATTGCTATTTTTCTTATTAACAACTTTGTTATTGGTAGAGTTGACTGTTCGTTTAGTAGTTACTCCACTTTTTTTAGCAGTTTGAGAGTTAGGGTATTTTTTAATAAAAGCAGCTTTAGACATATCACCTGATCTCATTTTTTTGAAATCAGCGTTTTTCTTAGATGCATTACTTTGAATACGTTTTTTATTACGTTCTCTTAGTTGAGCAATAGTTGTATCTGGATTTTTAGCAGTACCTTTACCTATACGCTTTCTAGCTAGTTCTTTAGCTTTTTCTCTAGCTAATTCTTGTCGTGTAAGTTTTTTGTCTGTTTTCTTTTTAATCTTTTTTTTCTTATCTTTATTAACGTATAAGTCTGAGTTATTTTTAGCTGCATTACTTAAGTTAGGAATCTGGTCTCTGTTAATCCTTTTCTTTTTTTTCTTAAGTTTATCCTTATACAAATCTGTGTTACTTGAAGCAGCATTAGATAAATTTGGAATCATTGTTAGTTAATATGTTGATGAATAATTAGTTCTCTTAGTGGCTGTAAGCCGAATACTTTTCGCATCCATTCGAGCCAGTTTCTACTACCTTTGTCTTGGTTACACTTTCGACAGGCACATACGATATTTTTCGTAAGAGTTTCTCCACCTCTGCTAAGAGGTATGACGTGGTCGAGTGTAAGTTCTTGTTCTTCATAAGTTTTTCCGCAATAAACACATGTACATTGAAAGTGCTCTTTTACAGCTCTTCTCCAGAGCCGTTTAGAATCTGAACTTGTCATGGTTATTAAATTGTGTAAGTAATGTTTTGGACTAGGTAGTAGAGGGGTCATGCAATCTTTTTGTGTGATTTAATCTTCAGTTTTTTATTCCTTATACGTGGTTCTCTTCGGTTAGCAGAGGCACTGCCTGTGTAACCTGTATTTGGTCCTGTGTGAGTAGCATCTTTGCCATCACCATTTCCATAAGTTCCAAGTTTGTGATTAAGTCGATTAGCTTTGACACGTATGTCTAACCCCTTCTTTGTTTTGTTGTATTTAGCTTGTTGTTTGAGGCGTTTTCTTTTCGCCTCTGGGTTGGATTTGTAGTAAGAGCTAGTACTTGCCATATAGCTTTGCCTGTACTAATTCTGGATCAACAGTTGGCATAACCTTTGCTAGTTTTGAAAGAGGGTTTCCGTCATAAGCAACACCGCTAA